AATGTTCCCGAGGCGTCTGATCTTATTGTTGTTGTCATTATCTAAGCCCCCACTTTAAAAGCACAAACACAGAGCCGACTAGCATCTCCCGCCACCGCAGCCAGCGTGTATGAGCGAACGTGTGCTTTAGCCGCTGTGCAAAGTGTGTAATAGGTAACCGCTATAAACGCGGTGCTATTAGCATCAGTAGTCACAGACAATACATACGCATTGTCTGCAAAAGGTGTAGTGAAGTTTATCTCGTACACCCCAGTGCTTACCCGAGTTACACTGGCAACTCCGAATCCAGAGAGCGGTGCATTTGTGCCTACTACTGAGCCATCGAATACGCAGTAAGCTGCGAGCAATTGCGGGCTTCTTGCAGCGGCTACTGCACCAGTAAAGGTAACTTTACCAGTAACATCCACTGTTGCTACCGCAGTCCCATTCTCCCTACTAATACTCAGGGTCCCATCAGCAACAGCAGGGACTTGGATCAGGAAGTTCTTGGAGGTATCTGCGTTGTCACCGAGTTTCACGGTTCTTAAGTTGAGTTGTCCAGTAGCCATTATGCAGCCCTCGCTAAGAAGCCTTGGAAATAGGTACCAGTCTTGCTGGCCTGCCAGTTCTGTGCAACGGACGAAGATGCCCAAAGCTCGGCATAATCAGTCGTTCCGTTTAGATAAACTAAAGCAGACACCGTGGCTAAAAACGCAGTAGGGCCACTTACAAAAACACCAGCCTTCTCTGCCACTCCATTGATATAGATAGTTGCGATTAGAGCGGCTGCTACTGCCCCCGATGCAACCGCTCCATTGAGTTGGTAATGCCCAGCAACAGTAGGTTGAAAACGGTTATTTGTTATGTTGTCAAACGCTGAAGCAGTATCAAATTGCTTCGTCTGAAACTGTACCTTTGCGGCACTGGTTGAGCTTGCTTGGGGGGTGCTCTGATACGCACTAAACGCAGGCCCATTCCCCGCCACATTCGGCCCAAGATCAGCCTGCACAATCGAGCCATCCTTGACCTTATCAATCCCGGTCGTTCCATCAATTACAGTTGTCATATAATGCTCCCCTTGGCTTGTTCTTCAAGTAACGATTTTTGAGCTGCTTCCCACACGTCATGAGCAAAGTCCTCGTAGCTGGAATAGCCGACTCCGTTGATTTCCCACCACTGTTCGAATGTCATTATACGATGCTCCAGACTACGCCACTCTCAATAGTTACCGTGCGCCCATTGTTAATAGTAACTGGTCCGAATGAGCCGCCATTTGTCCCAGCTTCCACAGTTAAATCTTCGTCAATGATTTGGTTATTATAATGAATAGCCTTAATCAAAGCTTGGCCGAGCATCTGACCGCCACCTGTAGGAATCCAATTAGTACCATTCCACCACTCTGGGATATTCAAGTCACTATTAACACGAGTATCGCCATAAGCTGGAGTTACATCTCGTTGCGCAATAGTTCCAACCGGAGGCTTAAAAGCTCCAGTATCTGAAGTCTTTTTAACTGTCGAAGATAAGGTGGCAGCAGCAAGTGCTGCACTAGCAGCAGCAGCCTCAGCAGCAGCAATTACTGCATCTTGTGAACCCAGTACAGCAGTAGCCTCAATAATCTCTCCAGCTCCGAGTACTATACCTACCAGAGAAAACTGAACACTGGAATCTTCTGAGATAGAGGACTGCTCTAACTTAACACCATTCCGATATACTCGTAGTGACCCAGTGTTAATTACATAATTAAACTGAGTTAGTGGAAATACTGTCTGTGCTGGAGTAGCACTAAACTTCTGAATTAGCGCTCCCTGTTCGGCGTTTGCTACTATAATCTCTCCGCCAGGAGCCCAAGCTGAAGCAGCCATTTAAATTCCTTTCCTAGGTTCTACTTACTAATAACCAGCAAGCTGTACATTAGATAGTTTAAGTTCTGCAAACTGTTCAGCAGCAAGTCGCTCAAAGGCTGCTGACTGTTCGTCGAATCCAATCTGCTTAAATACTAATCTAGCGGCCTCGAATACTATTGCATACGGGTGATCATTTGCTATCCAAGAATTAAAACTTGTTTGTACTATGCTTGGATTAACATATACTCCAAGTAGCGCATACTGAAATGGAACTTTGGATTTAATGTTAATAATTCCGCCCGCGCCGTACACTATATTAGTGCGGTCAATTCCATAGGAATCTACTGTCTCTAGTGGAGTGCAGATAGTAAAGAACTCCATTGCCGCACCAGTAGAAGAATTATCATAGCGACGAAAATATTTAAGTGCCCGATACCTAGGAACTACAGTGGAAATATCAAGTTGCTGATTATAGTCTGAGGTATCGAACTGTACTCCAGACTCAAAAATATCTTTAAAAAAGAAATCAGATTGGTGAGCCTTTAATGTGGCTGCCTTTACAGCAACCGCAGTTTCACCAACTAAATCTGGGCGATTGGTAATTGTGTAAACATCTGCACAAAGTTCTGTAAAAGTAGCCATTTAAAAGTTCTCCTTACTTACTGCCGATTTTAATGCCAGTTACACCTGTATTACTAGCGCTACCAGCCGCAGAGCTAGCGGCACTAGAACTATCCGCTGCACCTTCTGCGAACGAACCAGTGTCAGTAACATTCAAGTTACCTTGCTCGTACTTACCCATATCTTTACCCTTCTGGGCTTCCTGATCTGCCAAATACTCAGCGATCACACGCTTCCTATATTCAGCATCTGGGGCCAGATCTGCCTTATCAAGGGACATACAATCTTCCTTGCGATAAATCGTAGGGTGTCCTTTATCAATTTCATACTGCAAATAAGCAGCTTTCGCGGGATCATTAGTTACATAACGCCCACCAATGAAAGCAGCAAGTTCGCCATTAGGAAATACAAAATTCGAGTTCGGTGTATGAGAAAAGAATACATCGTATAGATCTTTACCAGATTCAATTAAGTCTGCCATGATAATCTCCTAGATTTGAAAGCTATAACTATTGAGTGCTGCGCGAGGTTAGCCTTGAACTAGGCCAAAGTTTTCATACAAGAAAGCTGTGCCAGCAGGGGCTGGAACTGGGTTAGTAAGACACTTACCAAACGGAGTAACTGCCCCACCAACTGCATATACAATTGCATTGATTGTGATAGAAGTAATGAGTGCAGGGACTGCAATAACTAGATCGCCATTTGCAGCAGAACTTACAAGTTTAGCGACGCCAATCTGGTTTCCACCGTGGGCGCCTTGTGCTGCCATAGCATCGCCTTCTACAGGAGTAAGGCCAGAAATCAAATTATTAACTGGAGCTTTAACTCCAGAAGTTGTAAAGGTTATACTTGATACATTACTTGGAACACGAATAGTTGCCATTTTACTCTCCTAAAAATCCGAGGACTCTGTAGTAGCAGCCCTCGGAATTCACTTAGATCTTACTTATTAGCCAGCAACGCCAGCAGTAAGGTTAGTGATAATTGCATTAGCCGGAGGATTCTTAACAACACAAGTCAGTTCCGACGTCAGCGTACCACCGATAGCATCAATACCATTATCATTGGCTTCCATACCATCCGTATTAAACTCTTTGTTCTGAGTCTTACGGTCACCAAGATAAGCAACATTGAAGCTGGAGAGGTCAACAGCAACAGCCATCTTCTGCCACGAAACATTCGAGTTAAATAGCGGGTGCTCAATAACTCGGAAGGTGCCGCGTGAAGTCTTAAACGTGGAGAATTGCAGGCCCCAATTAGTCTGACCATCAACCATCTGATAGATACCATTGAAACGACCAATGGCAGTCAGAACTCGTTTAGCAGCACCACCAACAAACAGAACCCGTTCATTAGCTACTTTCGGGTCTGTACTCTGATTGAAAGTCGGATCAAGCATACCTTCCAGTTGCGTAAAGTTGGTAGTTGCGCCTGCCGCCGTAACGTTAGTACTAGACATGTATGGAGGGTAGTAAGCAATATTACCAACAATATTAATCAAACCATCCATAGTCCGGAAAGCTTGACCGTTGCGAACGCCACTAGACTTCTGACCAAAGAACAGAGCTTTCTCAATATCGGCCGCATGGAAGCCAGCACAATCAGTACGAGATTCAGCAGTATTAGTATCACCTGCAATCATCTGAGTTGCACGAGCCGAATCACTGATTGCCCAAGTATTACGGAAAATCTGGGTCAAGTTAGTGATACGAACCGGGTTGATAATAAGACTGTTCGGGCGCAAACTAGCTTCTTCATATGCATTACCAACTTGGTAAGCATAGACG